CACCCTACCCTTGCGGATCACATCAAGGCTGGTGGAACTGTTAAGGATCTTGCAGATACTTATGCCAATATCTACACACGTAAACTAGGTGTGACTGTACCTGACTCAACTCAAAACAAAGACATCATGGCTGCGGTTACGCACCCTAATGGTCCTATCAATCAGAATGATTTTGAGACTTCGTTACAGGCTAACCCTATCTGGCGCACAACGCCAGAAGCACACAACATTGCTTCCAACTTTATAGATACTATTGCTAAGACTTGGGGATTAGGATAATGGCTAGCGATCGTATTGTTGATAGAGGTTATGTAGATACATCAACTCTTGCTGGTATTGCTAAAGCATCGGCAAATAATGCTGCTGGTTATTCAGCAGCACGTACCGTAGAAAATCCAGGGCCAACAGTTAATACATCTAATGTTGTTGCTCCAGTATCTGGTTACTCCGCTGCTCGCGATATAGAAAATCCAACACCCAATGCGGGTGGAATTACTCCAGATCAGCAAACAAAAGATGCTTTTGCTCAGATGGCAGATCAGTTACGTCAATGGGGACTTGGTTCTCTTGCTGATGTATACACATCACTAGCAGTTAAAGGTGAGACGGCAGCCAGCGCACTTAATAAAATTAAGTACGATACTAGCATTAACCCAGCAACAGGTAAGGCTTGGAATGCAGACTATGCTGCTCGCTTTGCTGGTAATGCTGCGCGTGTAGCAAAAGGTCTTAACGTTATGACTGAAGGCGCATACCTTGCGGCTGAAGATTCATATGCTAATACATTAAAGTCTTACGGCTTAGGCAACATGCTTAGCACTGATCGTTCTGCAAATGAAAAGATGTTTGCTAATTACATCGGCAATGATCTAGATCAAACAGAGTTTGCTAACCGTATTAAGGTTGCAAGCGATAGCGTTATTAACGCTGACCCGCAGGTAATGCAAACCTTTAAGACTTACTATGGCACGCTTACTACTAGCGACTTAGTTGCTTACGCACTTGCTCCTGATGAGACACTACCTAAGTTGAAGCAGCAAATTGCTGCAGCACAAGTAGGCACAGCAGCCACAGAGCAGGGACTATCTGTTGATGCTACACGTGCTAACTACCTAGCCCAGCAGATGGGTGGATACGGCAGCCTTGGTAACGTGGCTGGTATGTATCAGAATGCTGCTGAAGCAACTGGTCGTGGTACAACACTCAGCAATATCTATAATCAGTCTGGCATTAAGTATGACCAGACTACTGCTGAGAATGAATACTTACTTCAAAGCAATGATGCAGCAGCAACGCGCAAGCGTCTTGCATCACTAGAACGTGCCTCGTTCTCTGCCGACTCTGGAGTTAATCCAATGGCAGGAAACCTTGCTAGTGCAAGAACAGTACAAGGTAAGTTCTAAATAGATTCCCGATGTGGACCAGCCAGCCCCACACGGTGTAACAGTCTGGTAGTAGAAGCCATCCTAAGTTCCCCGATTTAGGTATGCGGTCTGCGAAATCAACTAACGATATATGGGAGGACGGTTGCTATGAGCAACAATTACTGGGACGAAGATGAAGACGATATGGATACACCTCAGCAGAACTTGGAAGGCAACGACTTAATTAAGCAGTTGCGTAAAGCCAAGCGTGCAGATGAGAAGCGTATCAAAGAATTGTCTGAACAACTTGAAGGATTCTCTAAAGCGCAACGAGAGTCGGTAATCAAGAAAGTCCTAGAAACAAAAGGTGTAAGCCCAAAGGCTGCACGTCTGATCGTCAACGATCTTCAAGACATTAACGAGGAGTCAGTTGCAAACTGGCTCGATGATAATGCTGAGATCTTTGGCTTAGATGTACAGCAGGCACAGCCTGAACAAACACTAGATCGTGCGGCACTACGCCAGCAGGATGTAGTAACACAGCAGGCGCTTACGCCTGACCGTTCTGAAGATGCAGCGATGCGTCTCAATGAGGCTACATCAGCCGAAGAGATTATCGCAATGATTCAGTCGGGTAACTTTTAAACCAACCGATACTAACCCCTCATAAGGAGGTGCAATAAATGGCTAATGCATATACAACCACTGGCTCCAACTCGCTTGGAGGTACAGTAGGTGGTGCTGGTCTCGTACAGAAGGCGTATGATCGTCTTATCGAGTTCGCACTCCGTGCACAACCACTTATCCGCTCCGTAGCAGATAAGACCCCAGCCCGTCAGAGCATTCCTGGCTCATCTGTAGTCTTGCAGCGTTACGTTGACTTGACCAAGCAGACAACTACTCTCACAGAGCAGACTGATCCAGATGCTGTAGCACTTGCTACACCAACATACACCACCATTACTCTTGCTGAGTATGGTAACGCAGTACTCGTTACACGCGCTCTCGAACTCTTCAGCCTTGCTGACGTAGATCCAGCCGTTGCTAACATCATTGCGTTCAACATGGCAGACTCAATCGATGACGTTGCACAGAACGTACTCCGCACAGGACAGAACGTTCTCCGTGCTGGTAACTACACATCTACTGCAGGCATCACATCTTCAGACACATTCACCTCAGCACTTGCTCGTAAGACAACTGCTAAGTTGCGTGCTAACAAGGCTATCCCACGTAAGGGTTCACTTTACTGGGCAGGTATCCACCCAGAAGTTTCACACGATCTCCGTGCTGAGACAGGCGTAGGATCATGGCGTCAGCCACACGAATACCAGAGCAACGATGCTATCTGGGCAGGCGAAATTGGAACATACGAAGGTGCATTCTATGTTGAATCACCACGTCTTTTCAATGACTTCTCAGGTGCTGCTAAGTCAACATCAACAACCACAACAACTGCTGCTGCTGCATCAGGTGCTGTCGTTATTGCTGTCACTTCTACATCAGGTATCTTGGTATCTGACACTGTAGCAGGCACAGGTATCGCTACTGGTTCACAGGTTGTATCTATCTCAGGTACAAACGTCACACTTGATACCGCAGTTACATCTGCTGGTGTTACATCAGGTGCGTCAATCACCTTTACACATGAGACAAAGGTATTCAATACCTACTTCGCTGGACAGCAGGCACTTGCCGAAGCCGTCGCCGAAGAGCCACATGTTGTTATCGGACCAGTCGTTGACAAGTTGATGCGTCACCGTCCACTCGGATGGTATGGCGTTCTCGGTCATGCGATCTACCGTGAAGAAGCACTCTACCGTGTAGAGACATCTTCCTCAATTAACTACTAATAGTTGACTGACTGCAGGGCTGAGAACGGCGAACACGACTCAGCCTTGTGGTAAGTCCACTACTAAGGAGCAGCATGACTAAGTATTACTTGACTCCTCCTACTGAGGAGTACGGTCCAGCAGGTGGCGGGCGTTTGTTTATTCGCTATCGCTTGACACGTGGGGTCAGCCTCATGATGAACGGTGGCGTGTGGTCTACTACAACATTCCCAACTGAGGATGTTATGAAAGCAGCAGACTTGTTCTACTTAGGTGGACATGAATACGAAATTAACAAAGGGATCTACGACAGCCTTACGGCTCAGGGATTTGGGGCGTACGTTAGGGCGGTATAGTGGACAATTCATTATGTATTGAAAAGGGACACATCACAAAAATTGTAAACATTAATCCGTTTACATATGAGCCAGAGTATTACGGCTGCACACGGTGTGATGCTAGGTCAAATACCAAGTGGGTAGACATTGAAGAAAAGCCAATCGATCACAGCAAGTGTGACTACGATCCTTGCTTTGGATGCAAGGCTCGCGGTTTGCAGTTGATGACTGGCGATGCAGCAGGCAACATTATTGCCAGCGGTACTACCCAAAAGAAGTGGGACAAAGAGTTGCAGTTATACAGGGACGCCAAAGCACAAGGCGTACAACCTGCTGGCACTTCAACAAAAGCAATACGTGCTGCGCTTACAGCAAGTGAGACTCTTAACAAGGCTTACAATGCAAACAAGATGCCAGCAACACAACACATTACAAAAGAAACCGTAGCAGTAATGAAAGAAATGGGAACAATATAATGGCTGCAATGCGACCAATGTCTGCTAAGTCAGACAAGAAGCAAGATGCAAAAGCAATGTCAGGAATGAAGCCTTTCCAGAAGGCAGCATTCAAGAAGGCTGATGCAAAGATGGACAAGAAGAAGCCAACTGCTAAGGCAGACATGAAGATGGATAAGGCTTTGGCTAAGAAGATTATGAAGAAGGGCAAGTAGCATGTGCGTTGAATGCGGATGCACTGATGCCAACGGCAATCAGATGCGAGTAACAATCAAGGCTGGCGTTCGCGTCGCCGAAGGTCAGAGCGCAGACATCATCAAAGGCTTTGACGTACCACCACCAACAGCAGAAAGAAATAAGGTAATGTAAATGGCTAATGAATACATGCAGTCAAATGTCAATGGTGCTGGACTCGTTCCTCCACACAAGACACGTAGCAAGGCAACAGATTTCTCATCAGCAGGATCAGACTTCTATGGCGGAGTAGGACCAGGAACTGCTAACGTAGTTCCACCACGCTCAGCACAGGGTGCAACTGCTAACGGTCCATCACAGTTGGTACAGGGTATCTACACCCAGCCAGCAGGCGGACGTAAGATCTAAGAATGCCTAATCGCATTCCAACGGGAAGTATTACTACACCTCCAGTTCGCAAGTCTGCAGCAGCACACCCAGCAGTAAAGCCTGTTGAGAATGCTGGTAGCAAGATTGTAAACAAGGGTGGGTATACAACCACATACAACTCAAAAGGTCAGCCTACATCCATTAAGGATAACAAGTCTGGCGCTACTGCAGGTACTGCATACACCAAGGGTTTCCTCGGTGGCGGAGGTACTAAGTAATGCCTAAGGGCATGGGATTCAAGGCAGCACAGAAAGACATCTCTAAAAAGTCTAACGTCTCCATGAAATCCGCTGGTGCAATTCTTGCAGCCAGCACACGTAAGGCAAGTCCTTCTGCAAAGAAGGCAAATCCAAATCTGAAGAAGGTTAAAGGAAAATAAATGTTAGACCCAAGACTGAAGCGAGCAGGAGTGTCAGGCTTTAACAAGCCTAAGCGCACACCTAGTCATCCAACCAAATCACATGTTGTTGTGGCTAAAGAAGGAACACAGGTTAAAACTATTCGCTTCGGTCAACAGGGTGTAACTGGCGATCACAAGCCAACAGCACGTCAGGCTTCATTCAAAGCCCGTCATGCTAAGAACATTGCCAAGGGCAAGATGAGTGCCGCATACTGGGCAGACAAGGTGAAGTGGTAATGGGAATACATGCTCGCGTAGGTTCAACACTTACAGATGAACTAAACCGCCTTGCTAATGGTGGCGGATCTTACCCAGATAAATCTGCATACCTAGCAGATCAAGGCGCAGCAAGCGCATGGGCTGGAGTCAATCCACCTATGGCTGTACAAGGCGCACTTAATAAGAAGTATGGTATTACTGATCCCAAGTTGTACTTGGGTATCACTGGTGTATGTAATGCACTTGCAGGCACAACAGGACTAGATGCCGTAACCGCACTACGACAGGTGGCTTTTTAATGGCAACTACATTTCTTGACATCATCAACGATGTCCAACTTGACCTTAGTGGTTTTACCTACCGTCAAGATCGTGTTACCTATTTAACACAGGCTGCTACAAGCGGCGACTTAATTTTATATGTAGCCTCAACTGAGAACATTGGTAAGGGTATCCTTGAAATTGAAGATGAGATGATCTGGGTAGACTCATACGATCGTCAGTCTAATACAATTACTGTTGCGCCTTTTGGTCGCGGCTACAACTCAACAGTTGCGTCAACACATAGTGCTAACTCTAAGGTAGTTATTACTCCTACCTACCCACGCGTAGCAATCAAGCGTGCTATCAACGATACTATCAATGCTGTATACCCAAAGGTATTTGCAGTTGGTACTACCGCTGTATCATTCCTTGCTAGCCGTACTACTTACCCAGTACCAGCCGAAGCAATTCAGATTCTTTCAATGGCATGGCAGTCTGTTGGACCAACCAAGGAATGGCTACCTATTCGCCAGTGGCGTTGGGATCCAATCGCATTTCCATCTGCGTTCCCTACTGGTCGTACTGTATCTGTATACGACAACGTTCTTCCAGGTCGTACTATTAACATTGTGTATGCACACTTGCCAGTTACAATGACAAGCATTACAGATGACTTTGAAACCGTAACTGGTTTGCCCATCTCTATGCGAGATGTAATTATCTACGGCGCAGCATGGCGTTTGTCTTCGTACATTGATCCAGCCCGTGTATCTATTACAGGTGCAGCCGCTGACGAATTTGATACCAAGCGACCATACGGTTCTGGTGCAAACATTACTAAGCAACTCCTTGCTCTTTACACACAGCGTCTTGAAGAAGAATCGCTGAAGCAGAAGATCCAGTTCCCAACCCGCGTCCACTACAGCCGATAGGTAGATAGATGACAATTCGTAAGTACACCTCCCGATCACAGCAAACAACTATTACTAGTGCGTTTACTTCTGGGGCTACCTCAATTAACGTAGCGTCTGCATCTACCTTACTGGGTGGCATTCCTGCCTCCTCGCTTACAGGTGGCGTTACATTCACAGTTGTAATTGACCCAGATACATCGCTTGAAGAAATTGTAGATGTAACCTCTGCCAGTAGTAACAACCTTGTAATTACTCGTAACATTGACGGTTCATCTGCACAGGATCACTCTGCTGGTGCAGTAGTTCGACACATGGTTATTGGTCGCGATCTTCGCGAACCTAATGCTCATGCTGAAACTGGCACAGGAGTTCACGGTCTTGCATCTACCTCAGTAGTTGTAGGTACGTTTGATACTCAGACTCTTACCAACAAGACTCTTACTGCTCCAGTAATCACGGGTTTAAGTAATCCAACCAACAGTGGTGATGCAGCAAACAAAGCGTACGTTGATGTTATTGCTGGATCTGCTACTGCTGCTGCTACCTCAGCAACTTCTGCTGCTGCTAGCGCAACTGCTGCTGCAACCAGCGCGACAAGCGCGGCTGCTTCTGCTACCGCTGCAGCAACAAGTGCTAACAGTGCTTCTGCTTTTGCAACTACTGCTAGTGGTTCTGCTACTACGGCTACTGCGCAAGCAACTGCTGCGTCTACATCCGCTACATCTGCAGCGGCATCTGCTACAACTGCTAGCAACTCTGCTACTACCGCGACGACTCAGGCTACTGCTGCTGCTACATCTGCTACATCAGCGGCTGCGTCAGCAACCGCTGCTGCTACCAGTGCTACATCTGCCGCGGCTTCAGCCACGGCTGCTGCTACTTCTGCTACATCTGCTGCTAATAGTTTAACAAGTATAACAGGACAGACTGGTTCTGGCTTAGTCCGTGATATGGGATTGGTCACAGACGCAGATACAACTACATCTACATATATAAACATTGCTACCGTACAAGCACAGGCAGCCACAAGCGCAGCATCTGCTGCCACATCTGCTACGGCAGCAGCCACATCTGCTACCTCGGCAGCAGCCTCGGCTACAACAGCCTCTACGCAGGCTACAGCAGCCGCTACAAGCGCGACTAGCGCAGCAGCCAGTGCTACTGCAGCCGCAACTTCGGCGTCCTCAGCAGCCACCTCAGCCAGTTCAGCAGCAGCGTCAGCCACAACCGCTGCTTCATTCATTCCGTCTCAAACGGGTAACAGTGGCAAGTTCCTTACCACGAACGGAACGACCGCTTCGTGGACATCTCAAACAACTATCGCACCTGATTGGGGTACAGTACCATGAGTTTCGCTTACCAACGCCG